GAAGGCCGCTTGATGGCCGCGACCCTTTCCACCCCGCCGGGCCGCGCACTGCGCGCCGCCTCCCTTCGTGTCTCCTCGGTCTGCGCCGCCTTCCTCCCTGGCGGCGCCTTCGGTGGCGCGCTGGCTCGGCGGGTCTTCTCTTCCAGGCGCACGCGACGCACGCATGCGTGAAGAACTCGAGGTCCTGATGGCACTCATCGGAATGGTTGCCGCTGTCGCGGTCTGGTCGTGGGGTGTTCACCCCAAGGTAGACGAGAAGTCCCCACGTTCTCGGGTTCACGTTAGGGGGGCGCGTCGATGAGCCGCGGCATCCTGCGAGTTCAAGACCTGCACGCGCGCAGCGAGCGCGTCGAAGGTCGAAGTGCTGGGTCTGGCTCGGCGCCTATGCGAGCGACAAGGTTTCGCCGCGCATCTGGACTCTCGACTACGACCGCGGCGAGAAGCGGACCCTCAGCGGGCCGCGCGCCGTGCTCAGCATCTCCAGCGGGGCGCCGACCGGCGGCAAGCTGGCCTTCATGGCGTGCTGCAACTCGAAGTGCGTCAACCCGGAGCACGTGCGCGTCGCCGCGTCGAAGGCCGAGATCTGTGCGCACTACTCGGCGGTCGGAACGCGCAAGGGCACGCACTACGAGCAGCGCATCGCCGCCGTTCGCAAGGCCCAGGCGGCGCGCGGGCTGGTGCCGACACCGGAATCCGTCGTGCGTGTGATCCGCGCGGCCGGCAGCGAGGTGACGACTCGGGCGCTGGCTCGAGCGCATGGAATCGCTGATCAGACGGCCAGCCGGATCAGGCGCGGCGAGTCGCATCGCGGCGTGGCTCAGGGGGCGGCATGAGCGACGCCCGCATGCAGCGCGACTTTTTCGAGGGCGGCCAGCGCCTGCAGATGACCGAGAGCATCGAGTTGACTATCCAGTCGCTCAATGCCTACGGACCCGATCACCCGCACTGGGGCATCGCATGGTCTGGTGGCAAGGACAGTTCGGCCACGTTGACGATGATCTGCTGGCTCATCGACACCGGCAAAGTCAAGGCGCCGCAAACCCTTACGGTGTTCTACGCCGACACCCGGCAGGAGCTACCGCCGCTCGCCATCGCGGCCGAGCAGATCATGGACGAGCTGCGCGAGCGTGGCATCCGTATCGAGGTCGTCCGTGCGCCGCTCGACAAACGGTTCATGGTCTACATCATCGGCCGCGGGGTTCCGCCGCCGAACAACAACACGCTGCGCTGGTGCACGCGCCAGATCAAGATCGACCCGATGGAGCAGGCGCTCCGCGAGCGCATTGACCAGCTCGACGGACAGATCCTGATGATCACCGGCGTCCGGCAGGGCGAGAGCGCGATCCGTGACCGCCGCATCGAGATGTCCTGTTCGAAGGACGGAGCCGAATGCGGGCAGGGCTGGTACCAGCAAGTTCTTCCCAATGCAAGGGGTCTGCGCGGTCGTATCGCAACGCTGGCTCCGCTGCTGCATTGGCGCGTCTGCCACGTCTGGGAATGGCTCAAGCACTGGGCGCCCGAGGCCGAGTTTGGCGACTGGTCGACCGCGACCATCGCTGACGCCTATGGCGGCGACGAGGCCGAAGAGATCAACGCGCGCACTGGCTGCATTGGCTGCCCACTTGCCCAAGAAGAGAAGGCGCTCGAAGTTGTCCTGGCCATGCCGCGATGGGTCTACTTGTCGCCGCTTCGCGGGCTGAAGCCCCTCTGGCGTGAACTGCGCGAGCCGCAACACCGCATCAAGAAGGCCGGCGCAGAGCGTCTGAAGGATGGCTCGATCGCGAAGAACCCGCAGCGCATGGGACCGCTCACGTTCAAGGCACGTCAGATGGCGCTGGCGCGCGTGCTCGGCATCCAGGCTGAGTGCAATGCAGCCGCGGCCAGCCTCGGGCGACCGCGCATCAGCCTCATCGACGAGCAGGAAGAGCAACGCATCCGTGACCTGATCGCTGCCGAGACATGGCCCGATGGCTGGGACGGCGACGAGCCGGCAGCGGACACCGTTCTTCCGGTCGTCTACCAGAACGGCGCGATTCAGCCGCTGCTGTTCAGCGCCGAGGAAGCCGCATGAACACCGCCGTCACCCCGATCGCGACCCTCTCGCCCCGCGAGACCGAAGTCCTGATCTACGTCTCCAAGGGCTTCACGAACGCCGAGATCGCGCGGCTGATGCGCATCTCGAAGTTCACCGTCGCCGACTACCTGAAGAGCATCTTCAAGGAACTCGAGGTGTGCACGAGGGCCGAGGCCGCGGTCTGGGCCGCGAAGAAAGGACTCGTGTGACCGACACCACGCTGCCCGATCCGCTGGTTCCGGCCGAGGTCGACCTGCGCGACTTCGGATTCATGCCGCTCGACGTTCGCACGCTGCTGAGCTCGTCCCTCTGGATCAAGGCGAAGAAGGATCCGCGCGTCGCGCACGCTGCCGTGTCGCTCTGGTGCGAGGCCTGGCATCAGGTTCCGGCCGGCTCGCTTCCCGACGACGACGAGGTGCTGGCCGAACTGGCGCGCTGCGACGAGAAGGAGTGGAAGCGGATCCGCGAGCGCGCGTTGCTGCACTTCGTCAAGTGCTCCGACGGCCGGCTCTACCACCGCCACGTTACCGCCAAGGCGCTCGAGTCGTGGGAGGCGAAGCAGGCCCAGCGCGCGCGCACCCGCAAGGCGACGGAGGCCAAGGAACGGGCCAGACGTGAAGCCGAAGAGGCCCGACGCGCTGAACGTGACGACGTACGTGACGAAGCACGTGACGTTCAACGTAACGACGCACGTGACGATGCACGTGACGCAAGTCGTGACGTTCACCAAGGGACAGGGACAGGGACAGGGACAGGGACAGGGACAGGGATTAAAGAGAAGGACAACCCTGTCGGGTTGTCTGTCGACGGCGACCCGCCGCCGACCGACGGCCGACCCGCGCTGACGCTCGTCCCGCCACAGCCGGAACTGCCCGACTGCCCGCATCAGGAGCTGATCGCCCTGTACCGCAAGCACCTGCCGCACCTCCGGCAGCCGCTGCGATGGGACGGCGAACGCGCCGAGGCGATGCGCACCCGCTGGCGCGAGTGCTCGAAGCCGAGCGCCTTCGGCGACGGCTACCGAACCCGCGACGAAGGCCTGGCGTTCTGGGACCGGTTCTTCGCCTACGTCGCCAGCGTCGAGAAGCTCCGCGACGGCATCCGTACCCGCGACGGCGGGCAGGAGCGGCTGTGGAAGCCGGATCTTGCCTGGCTGATCGGCCGGGCGAACTTCACGAAGGTCATCGAGGGAGCCTACGCATGAGCGGGTTCAACGCGAAGCGCGACGCGGCGATCGCCAACGAGGTGCACGCCGACCGGACGCTGATGTGCACGGCGAACGGCTGCCCGAACCGCTGGTCGGTCGACGCCGGGAACGGGCGGCTTTGCTCGGCGCATGCCTGGGTCGAGCAGCACCACTGGCCGCAGGTCACGCAGGAGCAACTCGACGCGGAGACGGATCGCGCGCTGCGCGCCGCTGCTCGAGGCCCGAAGCAAGCGCCGAGGCGGCTGTCGCGCGAGGAGAAGGTCGAGATCCTCGGCCGGCTGCGCGAGGTCGCGAACCGCATCCGCGGCGGAGACGGAACGTCGTGGGCGCGATCGATCGTCGAGCGAAGCCGGAGCGGGGTGCGCGTCACGCCGGCTGCGCTGCAGATGGCCCAGGACGCGCTTCGCGCCCGCCCGCAACTTCCCGAGGAGGACTGACATGCCGAACGACGACACCAGGCCGAGCGAGGCCGAAGACCTGCCCTATTGCTACGCCGACGAGGGCGACGAGCCGCTTACCTCGCAGGAGAAGACCGGCCTGCTGCTGCCGGCGCTCCTGCTCACCGCGATCTGCGGCGTGATCGCGTCGTGCATGGGGGTGTTCAAGTGATCGTCGTCGGCATCGACATCGGCCTGACCGGCGCAGTCGCCGCGATCGGCCCCGGCGTGTGCGCCGTGCACGACATCCCGACCGTGCAGGACGGCAAGACGCGTCGCATCGACGGTCGCGCGCTGATCCTGCTGCTGCGCCAGCTGATTCCGGCCGGCGAGACGGCGAAGGCGGTCATCGAGGACGTTCGGCCGCGCGCCGGCGGCAACGGCAACGCGCACGGCAACAGCATGCACTCGCAGGGCTCGCTGATGCGCTCGCGCGGCATCGTCGAGGCGGTGCTCGACATCGCGCGCATCGAGGCCAAGGCCGTGCAGCCGCAGACGTGGAAGCGCAACTTCGGCCTGATCGGCAAGGACAAGGCCGTCGCGCGCGAACTGGCGCGCACCCTATACCCGGACGCGGCCGACGCACTAAAGCGGGTCAAGGATCACAACCGCGCCGAGTCGTTGCTGATCGCGCGGTACGGCATGGACAAACTCGCGTGAAGGCCGAGGACATGATGCTGATCCTCCGACCCCAAGGCCGCGGCAACTGGTCACCGCTCATCCTCGCCATCGAGGGCAAACGCGCCGCGCCGATGCTGGTGCGCAAGGGCGATCGGTTGCCGCTCGGCGGCGTGGTGTACCGCGTGGCGAAGGTGATGCCATGACGCACGACGACGTCAAGGCCGTGAAGGACACGCGCTTCCGCCCCGCAGGCGCTGGCCTCGCCATCACCCACCTCTGCGACTTCTGCCGGCTGCCGAAGGGCACGCTCGGTTCCAAGCGCGTCGGCCCGTTCAAGAGGTTCAAGTGCGCGCAGTGCGTGCAGAAAGCAGCAGCATGACCTGCAAGCAGTGCCAGGACGCCAAGGTCAACCCGCGCAGCGCGTTCTTTGCGCCGGGCTGCGTCTCGTGCGACGCACGGGCCTTCGCGCTCTGCGACGCCGTGCGGGTCTTCAACGTGCCGGCCGGATGGGTCGAACTCCGAACCGGCTGGATCACCGCCGTGCGCCAGTTCGACGCCCAGCAAGCCCGCAAGGTGAAGGCGTGCACACCGCCATGACCGAGACGAAGGCCGGCCAACTCGACCTCTTCGCGATCGCCGACGAGGACGAGGACGCCGACCTGATCGACGACGGCGACACGCTGGAGGTCGTCCGCCGCTGGGTGAAGGCGCGCGCCGTCCCGATGCCGAAGGGCTTGGGCCCGGCATCGATCTGGGATCTCGGGCGCGATGGCGTCGGGGCGGAACTGGACCAGCAGAAGCTGCACCGCGGGCCGCGCGTCCGGTCCCGAGTGGCAGCCGTGGTTGACCTCGGCGAAGGCCGGCGCCGCGTCGTCGGAGCAGCCTACCCGCCGCGCTGGACCGGAGAAGACTTCGAGCGCGAGCGCCTGCGCCGTGCCAAGCAGAGGCCGCCGAAGCCGACGAAGAAGGCGAAGACCAGGAGCAGGAAGCTGCTCGAGTTGATCGGTCCGGATGACGGCGCTGACGAATGAGCCGACCGCCTGCACTGACACCGCAGCAGCAGGACACCGTCCGCAGGCGTCTCGCCGATGGTGAAGGCATCCGCCCGCTGGCCCGAGAGTTCGGCGTAGGCGTCGCCACCATCAAGCGACTATCGGAACAATCGGAACGTGTTCGGAATGTCGCAACACAACTTGCCTCTGCACAGGCTGCGCTCGCCGAACTTCCTCCGGTGCAGCAGCACGCAGCGGTAGCTCTGGCCGACAAGCTCCGCCGCATTTCCGACAGCATGGCCGACGCAGCAGTCGCCAGCGCCGACACCGCGAGGCAACTGCACGAACTCGCGAACACCAGGGCCAGGGAGGCGATTGCCGGCGCACCTGAGAAGGTCGGCGAGGCACTGCACACCGTGGCGACGCTGACCAAGATGGGCAACGAGGCCGCGACCGTGCCGCTGGGCCTGATGGCCGCCAGCAGGGGCGCCGGCAAGCTCCCCGGCGACAACCCACCCGACGACCTCCCAACCGTGATCGAACTCGTTGCCCCGGATGACGACCGCGCGCATACCGCTGCCGCCTAAGCTGTTGCCAGTCTTCACCGGTGAGGCGCGCTACCGCGGAGCCTACGGTGGCCGCGGGTCGGCGAAGACCCGGAGCTTCGCGCTGATGACGGCGGTACACGCCTATCGCGCAGCGCGTGCCGGCCAGCGCGGCGTCATCCTGTGCGCCCGCGAGTTCATGAACAGCCTGGACGACTCTTCCATGTCGGAGGTGAAGGAGGCGATCGCGTCGGTGCCGTGGCTGGCCTCGTTCTTCGACGTGGGCGAGAAGCTGATCCGCACGCGCTGCGGGCGCGTGTCCTACGCCTTCGCAGGCCTGCGCACGAACCTCGACAGCCTGAAGGGTAAGAGCCGCATCCTGATCGCCTGGGTCGACGAGGCCGAGAGCGTCAGCGAAGCCGCATGGATCAAGCTCGGCCCGACCGTACGTGAGTCGGGCTCGGAGATCTGGGTCACGTGGAACCCGGAGCGCGACGGCAGCGCGACCGACAAGCGCTTCCGCAAGGCCGCGCCAGCCGGATCGCGCATCGTCGAGATGAACTACGGCGACAACCCGTGGTTCCCGGCGACGCTTGAGCAGGAACGCCGAGACGACCGCGAGCGCCTCGACGACCAGACCTATGCCTGGGTCTGGGAAGGCGCGTATCGCGAGAACAGCGACGCGCAGATTCTGTCCGGGAAGTACCGGGTCGCCGAGTTCACTTCACTGCCGACTTGGAATGGTCCCTATTTCGGCCTGGACTGGGGCTTCTCGCAAGACCCAACGGCCGGCGTGAAGCTGTGGATCAGCGACCGGCGCCTCTACGTCGAGCATGAGGCCGGCAAGGTCGGGCTGGAAAACGACGACATCGCCGACTACATGATCCAGCGGCTGCCAGGCATCGAGCGCCACGTCGTGCGCGCCGACAGCGCCAGGCCCGAGACGATCAGCCACGTGAAGAGCGACGGGCAGGGAAGACGCAAAGCCCTGCCGCAGATCGTCGGCGTCGAGAAGTGGAAGGGCAGCGTCGAGGACGGCATCGCCCACCTCCGCAGCTACGCGCAGATCGTGATTCACCCGCGGTGCACTGTGTTCCTGCGCGAAGCGCGCCTCTACAGCTACAAGGTCGACCGGCTGACCGGAGACGTGCTGCCGATCGTGGTCGACGCGCACAACCACTACATGGACGCCTCTCGCTACGCGCTCGGGCCGCTCATCAAGCGCAGCGCGTCCGGCGTGCTAATGTGACCCGCTCCGTAGCATCCCCGCGCATGCAGACGATCACCGTCAACGCCTCCGACCTCGAGGTGCGCCGCGCGCGCGAGGCGATGCTGTCCGGCATCGCTGGCCTGGACGCCAAGCGCCCGACCAGCTGGGCGCAGTTCGGCTACAGCGAGCAGATCAGCTTCGCAGCGCTGCGCCAGGCGTACGAGCGCGGCGGGGCAGGGCATGGGGCCGTGCACCGCATCCTGGACAAGTGCTGGGAGAAGCGCCCGCGCATAAAGGAGCCCGGCGCGGACAAGCCGTCTCCCTGGGAGGAGAAGATCAACGGCCTGATGCGCACGATCAAGGGCTGGCGGAAGCTGCGCGACTTCGACCGGCGCAACATGGTCGGCCAGTATTCGGCGCTGATCTACCGCGTCGCCGACAGTCAGCCTCTGGACGCACCGCTGGTGCGCGCGAAGAAGCTCGTCGACATCATCCCGCTGTACCAGGACCAGATCCGGGTCACCGACTGGCACACCGACCAGGCCGACAGCGACAACTTCGGCAAGCCGCGGATGTTCCAATACCGCACGATCCCGGAGAAGTGGCAGGACCGCCAGGCGCGGCCGGAGGCCTGGATCGACGTGCACCCGTCGCGAGTGCAGATACTGGCCGAGGGAAGCGTCGGAGACATGTTCGAAGGAGTCCCGCTGCTGCAGGCCGGCTTCAATGCGCTGGTCGACCTGGAGAAGATCAGCGGCGGCAGCGCCGAGTCGTTTCTGAAGAACTCGGCCCGCACGGTCGTCTTCAAGTTCGAGAAGGACAGCAACC